CAAAAAAAGATGTATGTCAAACATCTGTTCCAATGATTAATGTAGCGCTATCGGGTTCAATCGATGGTGGTCTAACATCTGGTCTTACGGTTCTCGCTGGCCCATCAAAGCATTTCAAAACATCATTTGGATTGTTGATGGCTGCTGCTTATCTCAAGAAACACGAAGATGCAGTATTGCTCTTCTATGATTCTGAGTTCGGTTCACCTCAGTCTTACTTCGAAGCTTTCGGCATCGATACAGACAGAGTTCTTCACACTCCAATTCCTAATGTAGAGCAACTTAAATTTGATTTAGTTGGTCAGTTAGAATTAATTGAGCGTGGTGATAAAGTGATTGTTATGATTGATTCGGTTGGTAACCTTGCTTCGAAGAAAGAGCTTGATGATGCAATCAATGAAAAATCAGTCGCGGACATGACTCGTGCAAAAGCATTGAAAGGATTATTCCGTATGGTTACTCCTTATCTTACAATGAAAAACATTCCGCTTCTTGCAGTTAATCACACGTATCAAGAAATTGGTCTATTCCCTAAAGCTATTGTTTCAGGCGGTACTGGTATTATGTACTCAGCCGACAATGTATGGATTATCGGAAGGCAACAAGAAAAAGAAGGTACAGAAATCAAAGGTTACAACTTCGTAATCAATGTTGAGAAATCTCGTTTCGTACGAGAGAAGTCAAAGATTCCTATCTCAGTAACTTGGGAAGGCGGTATCGCACAATGGTCTGGTCTTACAGATGTTGCTCTTCAATTAGGATACGTTAAGAAGCCAAAGGTTGGCTGGTATCAAGCAGTTAATCCTGCGACAGGAGAAGAACTAACTGGTAATAAACGAATGAAAGAAACATTGACTGAAGAATTTTGGTCTGGTATCTTTGCTAAGACAGACTTAGCTAAAGCTATCAAAGACAAGTTCTCTGTAGGCCATGTTCAAATGATAACCGAAGAAGTAGAAGATGCAGAAGAAGATAACTAGTAACTCATTTAGCTATGTAGAAAAAGATTCTCAAGAACTATATGCCATCAACCTTAAAGAGGGCAGGTTCAAAGGAACAATCTTTACATATGGCAAAGTATCGCTGAAAGAGGATAAAGGTAATGACCAACTAGGCTTAGAATTTCAGTTCTTTGTTAACAAAGGGTGTAATAGATATACCGCAGACGAGCTAAAAGAAAGTAGAAAATTCAAAGACTACATTAGTAGAATATTAAAATACATATTGGAAGAAGAATTCGCAGATAATGACAAACATACAACGACTGATATTAAAGAAGATATGTAATGATGAGCACTTTGCTCGTAAAGCATTACCATTTGTAAAGCCCGAATACTTTGAAGGTCAAGACAGAATTGCTTATGACTTAATTCTAAAGTTCATTACAGACTATAATTCATTACCGTCTAAATCAACTCTTCAGGTCGAGTTCGTAAACTCCGCCAAGAATACAGAAAACAATCAAGACGTTCTTGATATTATTAATGACTGTATTGTCGATGAGAAGATTGACGATAAGTGGATGTTAGAACACACTGAAGCTTGGTGTAAAGAGCGATCAGTCTTCCTTGGCATTATGAAGTCTATTCAGATTATAGACGGAAAAGAGCCAGAGCTAGATACAGGAGCAATACCTGATATACTACAGAAAGCTCTTCAAGTTTCATTTGACAGGAATGTAGGTCACGATTACATCGAAGACTTCTCTGGCCGATTTGATTTCTATCATAGGGTTGAAGAGAAGGTTCCGTTTGACATACCAATGCTCAATACTATCACCAATGGTGGTATCACTAAGAAGACATTGAACATTATTCTTGCAGGAACTGGTGTTGGTAAATCTCTCGCGATGTGTCACTTTGCTGCAGCCGCATTAGACCAAGGTAAGAATGTTCTATACATTACTCTTGAGATGGCTGAAGAAAGAATCGCTGAACGTATTGATGCGAATCTTATGGATGTTGAGATTGACCAATTGAATGCTCTAAGTAAGAATCAATTCGAATCTCACATTGACAAGATCAAAGCAAAGACTCGAGGTCGATTGATTATCAAAGAGTACCCAACTGCATCAGCTCATACTGGTCACTTCCGTGCTCTATTGAATGAACTAGAATTAAAGAAAGACTTCAAGCCAGATATGATTTACATCGACTATCTAAACATCTGTGGTTCAGCTCGAATCAAAGGTCTTAGTGGTTCAGTAAATACTTATCACATGGTAAAAGCAATCGCCGAAGAAGTCCGCGGTTTGGCGGCAGAGTTCAATGTTCCTATTTGGTCAGCGACTCAAGTCACTCGTGGTGGATTTAATTCATCTGATGTAGAACTAACTGATACTTCAGAATCATTTGGTTTGCCGGCAACAGCTGACTTAATGTTGGCGATGATATCTACCGAGCAACTCGAAGGTATGAATCAAGTAATGTTCAAACAATTAAAGAACCGTTACAATGACCCAACAAAGAACAAACGCTTCGTAGTTGGCATCGACCGACCAAAGATGAGATTATATGAATTAGACGAAAGTGCTCAAGAAGATATAATGCCAGACGTTCACGAATATACAATTGGTGAATCGGCATCTTCTAACACTCAAGACTTCAGCACATTTACGGTATGATAGTAACTTACACAAGAAAGAAAGACGGCAGAACTCTTCATCCTAGAACTACAATTGATATGCCAAAAGAAGAATGCGAACATTATATTGAAGTTTTGAAAGACGAGTTAAAAGAAGATTTGATTAAAGTAGAAATAAAAGATATCTCTACTGGCCAAAACTAACGCGGTGCGATAATACAAACCACAACCACCCACGATGTACATAAGCATATCCTTTTTCTTCGCGGGCGTCTTCAAACTCAAACTCTGCTCTATACCATGGGAGCCATTCAAATTCAGTTATATCTAAACAGTATTTTGCTATTCTCATTAATCGTATTTATCTAATAGGGTACTCCTAAGCACGAGTTTAAACTGCTTATTATTTTATGAACGAAAACCTGAAACAAGAATTATTTGGTATATTTAAGCATTTTGCTAATAGTAAAGAAATACCTGCGTCGTATATCACTAGAGCATGGGCATCATGTTTCTCGGCGTGGAAAGGTGCTTGGCGACCACGTGGCATAACTGAAGATGCTATGAATCTTCTAATATCAAAGGATTTCAGTGATTTAAAGGGAATTCACCGAGCACACACAATTTCCAGGTTCGAAGTGTTCGAACGAGCTCGAGGAAAAGAGTGGGAATCAATCGACGATTGGTGGGAATATATGGTAAAATATGATGACTGTGTGCTGGCTACAAAGGCTGAAAATGCCCTATCTGACACCTCTGAGTACACCTTAGTGCCCCTTTACGAAATACCCAATGATAAACGATCCCTATTTGAAACAACCTTCATAGGGTGTAAGTTTAGGAAGACTGTGGAGGTCCAATTTTTACGAGAATTGGTAGTTGACAATAAGGCCCAAATAGGGTAATATATACATATGAAAATTAAGAATTTTATGCCCCTATCGTCTAGTCTGGTTAGGACACCGCGTTTTCATCGCGTCAACCACGGTTCGAATCCGTGTAGGGGTGCCAATTTATTATGAAAAAATCAATGAATCAAAGGAACGCTGATCGCGGATTTCTCACGACCGCCGATAAAATTATAATAGGAGTATTTGGTGGAGCTTTCACCATTGCCCTTTTCATGTGGTTAAGTTTACTATAATAATGAATGATGTTATCGACAACCTACAGGAAAAGTGTTTTGCGATGCTTGGTACTATCAATGTTCTTAAACATGCTGAGGCTCAAACCGATGAGCTTACGGTCAAATTTAATAAAGACTTGACAGAGCTTATGCAGGCGGGATCACAATTCTTCGCGAAACCGCCAGAAAAATAGTCTATCGGTATGAAGAAAAATTATTGCATTTTAGGTGGAGGCACCGCTGGTTGGCTTACTGCGCTGTATATAAAAAAACTATTTCCTTTAGCCAACATTAAATTAGTTCAAGGAGAAACAATAGGAGCCATTGGTGTCGGCGAAGGCACTACCCCTAACGTAGTTGACTTCTTACGCGAATTAGATATTTGTCCATTCGCCGTGTTAAGAAACACAAAAGGTAGTATAAAACATGGCATATCCTTTGAAAACTGGAATGGTGATGGAAAAAAATACTTCCATGGCTTTAGCGATACAATTTCTAATTTTGGCATTAAAAATATTTTTCACAGCGGGTGTGAAGAGTATTATATTAAACATTTAATGCAAAACGGTTTAGATTTCAATGAATACATCTATACTTCTAAATTGTCGTATAAAAAATTAATTGATTTAAGTAAGACCTCGTATTCATTACACTTTGATGCACAACTCCTATCTAAATATTTACAAGAGGTAGGAGAAGAAAGAGGTATTGAAGTTGTAACTGGCGATTTTAGTCATGTAGAAAAATCAGATAACGGCTATATCAAAAATATTAATCTGACTAATGGCATTAAACTTGATGTCGATTTTACCTTCGATTGTTCTGGTTTTGCAAGACTACTTATAGATAAAGTGTTTAATGGAAAATGGATTTCTTATTCAAAACACCTGCCCATGAAGAAGTCAATAGCCTTTTGGATTGATCGCGATGAAAAGATTAATCCTTACACATCCGCCGTAGCACTAGATCACGGGTGGATATGGCAAATACCGCTACAACATAGAACAGGCTCTGGTTATGTTTTTGATAGCGATTATATTGACGAAGACCAAGCACTTGACGAGGCACAAAATTATTTTAAAAGAGATTTGACTGTTAGAAAAGTTATACCATTCAAAGCAGGTAGACAGCAAAACGTATGGATAAAAAACTGCATGGCTGTAGGCTTATCTACCGGTTTTGTAGAGCCTCTCGAAGCCACTTCTTTAATGTTGACTATAGGTCAACTAGAAACGTTTAAACATTTTATAAATGAGACTGAGAACCCTAATCAAAAAAGTTTAGATCTGTTTAATGAAATTATGGGAGACAGGATGGACGATGTCTTGAATTTTCTGTATCTTCATTATATGACAAAAAGAAATACAAGTAAATTTTGGAAAAACTTCAGAGATGATTACCCCATTCCTTCTAAACTACAAACTATGTTAGACAATATTAAAGAAAATAATCTAAGAAACTTAGATTATAACATCGACGATGATTTTGGTCTTTATCAATATTTACAGGTAATAAATGGTATAGAAATTAACAATAATAAATTTAACCTCCACGGCTATGAACAATTAAGTCCATCACCATCAGAATACAAAGAAACTATTAATAAATTATTATTACAGGCCGATGACCACACCGAGTTTTTGGACAATATGATACGATAAAACGATGAACAAAGAAATTAAAGAAATTTTAGTACAAGAACAGCTACGCCAATCAAAGACGATTGAACTTATTGCGAGTGAGAACTTTGCTAGTAATGCTGTAATGGAATTAGCTGGTAGTATATTTACAAATAAGTATGCTGAAGGTTATCCAGGTAAGCGTTACTATAATGGTTGTGAACACATGGATACTATTGAAACTTTTGCTATTGAAAAGCTAAAGGATATCTATGGGTGTAAGTTTGCTAATGTTCAACCTCATTGTGGTGCTAATGCAAACACTGCGGTCTATCAAGCGCTATTAAAGCCAGGTGATAAGATTCTCGGAATGGATTTAGCGAGTGGTGGCCACTTATCACATGGAGCTAAAGTGAATATATCTGGTAAAGTATACGAATCACATCACTATGGTGTAGATGAAAATGGCTTTTTAGATTATAATGCGATTCAAAAACAAGCAGAAGACGTTAAACCAAAAATGATTATTGCAGGAGCAAGTGCTTATCCTGGTGTAATTGACTTTAAAACGTTTAGAGAAATCGCTGATAGAGTTGGGGCATATCTTTTAGTCGACATGGCTCACTACTCAGGTTTGATTGCGGGTAATGCTTATCCATCTCCTGTGCCTTATGCTGATGTTGTTACGTCAACTACTCACAAAACTCTAAGAGGTCCACGAGGTGGTATTATTCTTTGGAACGACGAATCTTACTCAAAGAAGATTAACAGTGCAATCTTTCCTGGCACTCAAGGTGGTCCACTNATGAATATCGTTGCAGGGAAAGCTCAAGCGTTCGTTGAGGCAGACACTAAAGAGTTCAGATATTATGCTCAAGCAGTTATAGATAATGCTAAAGCGATGGCTGAAGTATTTATTAAGAACGGATTTAAAGTACAGTGTGGAGGTACAGATTCTCACATTGTACTAATCGACCTAAGCGATAAACCCTATAGCGGAAGACACGCCGCTGACTTATTAGAAGAGAATGACATCACCGTAAATAAGAATGGAGTACCTAATGATAAAAGATCGTTTGTTGAAACAAGTGGTATTCGTATCGGCACCGCGGCTGAAACAACTCGAGGCCATGGAGTAGAATGGTTTAAGGATTTAGCAGAAAAGATTACACAGATTTTATTATGAAGATTATATTAGCATGGTTAGTTATGATGGCTGCAATCATTGGTTGCAAAAGTTGTGAGGGTAGTACTTATGAACAAGATGTAGTTATTGCAACTATCATCTTAGAAGCAGGTGGTGAATATTATGTCGGCGCGATTGAAGCAGTTCACGAGGTGATAGTGAATAGAGCAATGAAAAGAAATTTAACTCCAGCGGAAGTATGTTTACAGAGAAAACAATTTTCTTGTTGGAATGAAATTTCAGTAGAAGACGGAATCACAAAAGCCAAGTCACACCCTCGTTGGGAAATCGCCAAAAGAGCATTGGGCAGAGAAAGCAATTATGTTAACGGAGCTGATCACTATCACGCTAATTATATTAAGAGTCCTTATTGGACTAAAAGTATGAGAAAAACCGCGGTCATTGGACGGCACATCTTTTATAAATAGATATACTATGGAACAATATGTAAAATACCTAAAGAATAAGAAAGTCATTATTGGCGCTCTTATTATCGCAGGACTAATAATCCTAAATTCCTTGAATGGCTGTGGCTGTGGTCATCAAGATGAAGAATGCAGTACTGAACATGCTACAATGCAACATATCTGCTCTGGCGCATGTAGCCATGGCATGATAAACTAAATAAACTAAATAATGATTACAACAATAATTATATTCATCGTTGGTTTTGTTGTCGGCGCATTAGTCGTACGCAATAACATCAAAAAGGTAAATAAGTTAGTGGCTGAAGCTGAATCGACGGCTAAGGAACTAGAAGCTAAGATTGAAGACCTTCCCGCTAAGTGGAAGAAACATCTAGGCAAATAACCGGTAGGTGGGCCGTATAAACCACCACAAATTTTATGTTCGGATTGGTTACAATGTTACTATCAACTCTAGGAGCAACCGGAATGGGTTCAATGCTCAAGATAGTTGGTGGATTTATACAAAGCGCAAATGAAAACAAAGAAGCAAAAGCAAAAAGAGAACTGGTTAGAGACATGCAAATGGGTAACTCAAACCTGGCATTTCAAAANGCTGTTTTTGGAGAAGCAACTGATACAGAATCTTCTTTATTTACTCGTGCTACTCGTCGTCTTATCGCACTTATTGGGATGCTCAACTTTGCAACCATCTCCATACTCTGCACATGTTACCCCAGCATTGACCTCGTCACCTTTGTTCCACCAGAACAATTCAAAGAAATCAGCGTCTTGTGGGGACTGTTCAAAGTGCCGCTCGACAGTGGAGTCACCACATCAATTACAACAGGGCACATCTCGCTCATCTCGATTACCACTTTGGGGGCAATCATCGGGTTCTATTTTACACCCGGCGGGAAGAGATAAGCACAGAGCCATTTGGGAGTAACAAAAAATTTAAAAGAGGACACGGGTGTGTCTTCGTTTAACACAAAAGTAAATATGAAAAAAATACTAACAAAACTAGTAACATGTAAATGGACTATCGCTGCTATCGTGGTGATCGTCGGATACCTATTATTCTTCTCAGGTAAAGCTGAAGCTCAAGAAATTGCAGCTAAGACTTTCGTTGATGTAGAAGTGGGTCAATATGAAAAACGGATCGATTCTGGCTCTTATGCGAGTTCAGAAGATTCTCTATATTATAAAGTCGGTGCAGACCTGCCTATCTTTAAGGCAATCGGTCTACGAGGCGATCTAGAGTATGTTGATTCAGACACTTCTGAGCTGTATGTTTCAGTTGGAACTACACTAAGTACACCAATCGGTGCACTAGGTACAGGAGTACTATTATCACAAGCTGATGGTAGTGACGATGTGTATGAGCTTTATGCCGTATACGATCTTAACGTGCTTGATGTGTTTACCACACAGATTGACGTTTCTATTGATGAAGATCAAGCAGGAGTTGTTGAAGCCTCAGTTGCTCAACTCTTGGTGTCAAAGAATTCACTTGACCTATATGTCGGTGGAGGCTTAGGCCAGTCATTTGGATACGCAGATGACTATAGTTATACACTAGGATTCGTAAGAGCTCAGTATAAAGCTCTGTACGCGCAGTATAATTACTTGAATAATGATCTAAGCGGATACGCTGGAACCAACGATGCGTGGGAAGGAACCCTCGATTTTGGTGTAGCTTTCAGCTTCTAATCTAATTAAATATCACTTAGACCCCTATAACTTTGTGTTGTAGGGGTCTTTTTGTATAAATATACTTATGACTGGAGATATACTCAATTTTATCAACCAAGTAGGAGTACCAATTACCGTAGCATTAGCCTGTGGTGGATTCCTATTTCTAATTCTAAAGTTTATTTTAGCACAAGTTACAGATCAGGTAGATGGTATATCAAAATCATTACTCGCACTTGAAAACAAATGTGATGTAATGAATAACGATATTGTAAAGATTGATTGTTTATTCTCTAGTGCATTCAACGTAGAACCAAATCTCGCGCGAGTCGCAGCAAGCGAAGGCAAAGAAGATTGCAGAGACGATTAATATGAGTGGAAGAGATTTTAGTTTTTGGGCAGATACAATAGGAACTTACGGGTTTCCCGTTATTGCATTATTGTTATGCGGATATTTTATCTGGTATATATGGAAATGGGTAACAAGAGAAGTTAAACCAGCTCTTAATTCTGCAGGTTCATCATTAGGTAAACTAAAGAAACAGGTTCAAGCGCTAGATAACGACATGATTCGCCTGGATATGAAACTAAAGATTCTTATACAAGAAAGACATATCACAGACAAACATCGTAGTAGTCTAGGCAGTGACGAGGATTAATATTATGGCATCAGACGAATTTTGGACAATAGATGACTTCGGGTTCACTGCAGTTAATGAGAGTGAACTAGAGGTAGCTCAAAAAGCCACCGCCTCAGCATCAACTGCTACAGAAAACGAAGAGAAATTAAAGAAACTGCACAATGCAGTAAAGCCTTTATTGGCTAACCTCAAACAAAACCCCGATAAAGAGTATATTCTTTGGCCGAATAGGGTACAGGTAATCGAAAAGTTCGAAAGCCATCTGGCCGATATTGTGTATAATTCATAAGTCCTTGCGGCTGTATCACTTATACATTTTTTGTGGGTTTTTTCGCCGTAATCGCAAGTCATTGCATATCAACGACTTATAGATGCATTTATCTTACAAAGCCGTGTACAACTGTGCCCAAATATGGTATAATATACATATGAAAGAGGGAAAATCAAATATGAGTTTAGTAAATTGGGTAGCGACCAACGCTAAGGTAAACAAATCAGAACCGGCCGCGGTTAGGATTTTAGGTGGGGATTTACCTGCCGATCATCATCTAGTTAAAGCAGGCCGTGAAATGTATGACGCGGTAGATTTGATTAAATGTCTAATATCAGAAGATTACAAAACTTGGTCTAAAATACCAGAAGACAAGACAGCTTATGAATGTCAGCCTAGCGAGTCTGATGTGATTGCCGAAAATATGTATCACAAGTTTGCTACAACGATCAGCGAAAAGAAAGGCTCCAAATACATCAAGATTATGACTGGTAGTGGAGTTTGGGGATTCATCGTTAACACTAAGAAAGATAAGAAATTTAAATACGGCGACCTTCTAAAGGCAGCAGGTTATAACGCTCCCGCTCGAAACTTCGCTCGAGGAAATGTTATCGACGATTCAGTCGAAGACTTACGGGTCAAATCAGTTCGTTGGACAGGAGTGAGGTACTAATTATGACAGCAAGATATCAGCGTCTTTTATATCGCAAAGCGACAATTGTACAAAAAGTTCTTTATAAGTTAGGACTAATAGAATTGGAGAAATCAAAAAATGTATAGCATTAATTTACCAACAAACTCAGCTGAGACAAAGTCTTTGGTTGACACATTGACCCAAGCTAATTATAATCACAATCGTGGTAAATTAGGTTGCCCATACAAAGGTATGGATAAAGTATTCGGCAAAGAGACTGCTGAAAAATTAGAAGCGAATTATCAAAATAGTATTAAGTAAATTATGGAAGATAAAGCAAGAATGAAAATGTGGACGGACTTACCTCCGCCAAAGCCGAGTTGGGAAACATTTAAGCGAATGTTACCGGCTTGTGAAAATAATCCTCTTGTCGTGAAAGCAAGATGGACTCGAAAAAATAGAACAGAATTATCAAAATAGTATTAAATAGATTATGAAAATAAAAAATGGTAGAGTACCGGGTTACGCTGGAACATTCAATATGGATAGTGTCAAAGATATGGAAGCAGTGGCTGCGATCCGTAAAGCTATTCGTGGAACTGGAATACGACTAAAGTTACAAGGTCGACTTGGAAAGAACAATCCAAATCGATATAAGTATCTTACTAAATCTGGCAGGTGGCCATATTGTGTTTGTATTTCACTAAAAGACGCGTCACACGCTGATGGTTATTATTACGAAATTGATGACTATGGCTCAAACCAAGCAGTTGGATAGAAATTTATTATGGAAAATACAACTAAAACACAAACTGAGGTTATCCTAGAAATAGTAGGTGGTAATACCTCAAGTACAAAACCCGCGGCTATTATAGAAGATCGCGCGAAGGTTGCTAAAGTAGCAGTCGAAAGATTAGATGAGGCAATGGGTCATTACGCATCACATAAAGATGATGTTCGCAATGAGCTAAAATGCATGGGCGAGACTATTAATGCAATTATAAATGACAACTAGAGAATACTTTGAACACTTAGATGCTTCTATTGAAGCTAGCATCAGTGTACTACTGAAGGTATCTTTAGAATTTATTATTGTGCTAGCGGTGGTTCCATTGCAAATTCTGTATTTGAGTTTTCGATGTGCATTCCCGTTTTTAAATCCATTTATTGACAGATTTTTGTTGACAGATGACGAAGAATAGTGTAAATTAGATATTATAACAATCAATTAGGAAAAAAATATATATTATGGCAAGACCAAAAAAAGATAAAATATTGTATGACGACGAGATCGGCTGGTACAATGACACTACTGGTGAACCGGTAGCTGACCCGAAGGGCAACAAAATTAACGTCAACGAAGGTGTTTTCGCATATGATGCGTTACCAACTACCGACGATGACATTCAAGATGAACTATCACTAATGGGGACATATCTATAATGGGAGTATTCACACGAACAGGCGAAGTAAAAGCAGATGATGCTAATTACACTGGCACCGAACCAACTTGGGACGATGTTAGTCTATTATCACCAGAAGCGGTTGAGAAGAAATTCAGTAGTGCACTAGGATTTTATGCCTATTACACCTCTGCAAAAGATTTGATACCAGACCTATTGGCATACATGGCTGATAACAGCTATTCAAAGAGTGACATTAAACTCATTAAGAAGCATGGAGAAAAGGTTGGCGTGACCACCCTAGGAAAGATTGCTCGAATGATTAATCGTGGAATGCCTTATGCTAATCCGTACTTAAAGAACAATATTGGTACATGCATTATAAAGGCTAAGAATCTAGACTTTATATCTAGTGAAGATGGCCATGTAGCAAATGATAAACCAAAAGCACCAGCTATTTCACCAATGAAACGATTGGAGCAAAAAGTAGATGCTGAAGTTATCTCGCACATTGATTACGCACTTGATGATTGGTCTGAAGATGCAAGTAATATTGCATCGGTACATATCGCAACACTCTTAGCCGGAGCAAGTATTCCGTCTAGAGGCTGCAAGTTTGTACATGACTTCTTAGACAGACATATTAGTGATGCCAAAGAAGCATACGAGAAAACCTGCGACCAAATGGTAGAAGGTTATTCTTTCCTCAGCAGACGTGAACTGAACAAATGGGTTAAGACTTTAGAAAAGATGAAAGCCGACGTATCAAAGTACGAAAAGGCGAACGCAAAAACCATTGTTCGAGTCAAGAAAGTGAAGCCCGCGGGCGCTCAAGTTCGTGACATGAATTACGATAAAGAAAATTCCGATGTGTCAGCGGTTAAGATTCCTGGTTCAAGCCATGTAGTCTTATTCAATCAAAAGACCAGAAAATTACAAAAGTATTCTGCTCTTACGCGAAATGGATTATCTGTACGAGGTACGTCTATCAAAGACTTTGATAAAGATAAGAGTCAACAATTCACAATCCGAGCTAATCAAGTAGAAACAATATTGTCTACAGCTGATTTGGTAAAGGGTTGGGATAAACTAAAAGGTAACAAACAGCCAGTGAATGGCAGAGTAAATGAACACTGTAAAATTATATTATGCAAATAACTAAATTAAAGAAACTAACACTATCAGAACAACTGATGGTCAAGATTGTCAAAAAGCTATTAGAACTCGACTCAAAGTTTGTNGAGTCTATCAAAGACGAAGTCACACCAAGCGTATTAGTTCACGCGGGCTACAAAGGAGAAATCGATGAATATTAAAATGAAACCGCAAAACCCAACGATACCATTCCGCGACGGAGAGCTTTCAGTGCAGGCGAGTGAGTTCCACTATTGTTCGCCTAAGCACGACCAAGGTCCATACTTTAGTTATGAGCTAGCTTACTTTGAAGGTAATACCTTTGGGAAGATTCCAGAGCTTGGTATGAACGGAGACCAGGTGTACGGTAATGTCGATAAAGATATTGTTATTGAGTTACTAGAATCAGAAGGTTATACACCTTCGCAAATTAGAGGGCTTCTACCAGATGAGTAATTACATGTTATCAAAACTAGCCGAGTTCGGAACTGTTGTGATTGGTGTAGTGAGTGTCTATGCTATATGCCGATTGATATATGTTACCATTTACGGCAATAAGAGTTGACACTTTACACCAGAAATGGTATAATAATATTATATTTTTAAAACAAACTATGGCAAAACAAAAAACTCCACAGGTGCCTGTGGCATTTACGAAAAAATCATTAGCAGAAAAAGTCTGCTTATTAGTACATACAGATGGTATGAAATACTCCGAAGCTTTACTCGATGTATGCGAAGAATTTGCTATTGATCCGCATGACATTGCAAAATTAGTTAAAGGACCACTCAAGGCTAAGTTGGAAGCTGAAGCAATGAAGTTCAATGTTATCCCAAATACGAACGGAAACGAATTACCCTTTGGTTAAATCAGACCCATACGCAGCTTGGTGTATCTGCAATGCAGTGAATCACCACTTTAGAACAAAGAGCTATGATGCAGTCAAGTATCGATATAAGATGCCTTGGTTTAACCATAACAAGTTTGCAGCAGATAAGAATCAATGGCTATATAAAAAGATAGCTAGAGATTATCCTACTCAAGATGCAGTAATTAAATTAGCATATGTTAATGCTAATGTAGGAAACTATTTCATTAGAGAGTATGACGAGAGCCTGTACGAAGAACTACAATCTTGGTTACAATCTCAAGCATATAACTTTGAAAGAGAATTAAAGAAAGCAACTAAAGAGGTGCAGTCGTTTGATGAACTTCTGACAGCAGACACTAATAGTATACCACCAGTATTTAAACATACTTCTATGTCTACGATTGTAGCCTTAGATTTAATGACTGACTTTGTATCTCGAGCAGAGAAGGTATGCGAAGAAACTTTACAGTGGCCACAAAAACTGGTTCACTATAAAAACAACAAAACATTTTTGTCCCAATGGATAAATACAGAGAAGTTGAAAAAGATTGCAATTAAAGTCTTTACAACTTAGAACATACAGTGTAATATATTGTATATACAAAATAATAATAATAACAAACAGAAAGATAAAATAATATGTCATTCCAAAATATGAAGGCAGCTAGAGACACCACAATTGGAAAATTGTTGGCTGCGGCGGAAACAGCAGGAGGTGGAGAGAAGAAGTCCTACAAGGACGAACGTGAATGGAAACCAACAGTCGATAAGGCTGGTAACGGATATGCCGTTATTCGGTTTCTTCCAGCAGCCGAAGGTCAAGATGTACCTTGGGTTAGATACTGGGACCACGGGTTCAAAGGGCCAACAGGTCGTTGGTACATCGAGAAGTCACTTACCTCTATTGGTAAAGACGATCCTGTATCAGAAATGAACTCACAACTGTGGAACTCAGGCAGAGAAGAAGATAAACAAGTTGCTCGTGACCGTAAGCGTCGTTTGCACTATGTATCTAACATCTATGTCGTAAGCGATCCATCTGCACCAGAAAATGAAGGTAAAGTATTCCTTTACCAGTATGGTAAGAAAATCTTTGACAAGATTATGGATGTAATGCAACCACAGTTTCAAGACGAAACACCTGTAAATCCTTTCGATTTTTGGGGTGGTGCAGACTTCAAGTTGAAGATCCGCCAAGTAGAAGGTTATCGTAACTACGATAAATCTGAGTTCGCTGATTCGTCAGAGTTCCTTGGTGCTGAAGATGCTAAGCTTGAATCTGTCTATGGTGGTCTTCACAATCTTGGTGAGTATATTGACCCAGAGCAATACAAGTCTTATGGCGATCTGAAGAAGAAACTCTTCGAAGTAATCGGTGAGACTGAAGTATCAAACACTCACACAACAGCTGAGTCTGTTGTTCTAGACGAAGATGTACCTTATACGGATACACCCTCGACTCCCGCTCCAGCAGCAGCTAAGAGTGAAGATGATGACGCAATGTCGTTCTTCGCGAAGCTCGCTCAAGAGTAAAATGAATAATTAACGAGAAGGCCATCTTTCGGGGTGGCCTTTTTTATGCTCCGATAGCTCAGTTGGATAGAGCAACGGTTTTCTAAACCGTGGGTCGCAGGTTCGAGTCCTGCTCGGAGTACCATTTTATATTATGCGCGTAATAATGACATCGTAGTATCATTAACGTGCGGTAGAGTCTGTTGAGTAACTTGAATATTTGTACTAGTACCACCAGTAGAATTATCAACATTAATAAATGACCCTCCATTTCCATTAGGGCCCATAGCACTTCCAGCGTACATTTGTGCACCAGTAGTATTAGTTGACCCAATCAAATCGATAGACGTTTCACCACTATTTAATAGTTGCATGACTTTATCAAGTGCTCGACCTTCCATCTTGTTAAGCTCTGAATTAATAGAACCTAGTAGTGATTTCATACCTTTACCAGCAGCTTCTAGTCTTTTCTGAAAGTCTCGCTTATCTACAGCTTTATATATTCCACTTAGAGCATTGCCAATACTATTGTCAAGTTTTATAGAAGAGAGTCCGGCAAGAGCTGTATTAAAATCTTGAATTGGCTTAGCCGCATTGGGCAATGATGCAGTAATTTTGTCACTAATTCCACCGATCATACCAAATGCGGAAGAATTATCACCTGCAATATCGGGCAATCCTTTAAAGGCTCTTAAAGAAGAAGCTAATGCATTTAATGCTGGGCCAGCTAAAAAGAAAGAACTCCATTTAACCGCTGCAAGCGCTGAGAATAAGTCGGCTGCAGGTTCAATACCATCTCCTGCCATACTAATAGCTTTGCCAAATGGCAGCAAAGCCGCGCCTAAAAGAGCTAATAAACCAATTGCTCCCGCCACCGCAACGCCACCAACGCCAGTCGCAATAGCAATCGCGAATCCAGCTATAGTTGCTCCTAAGACTCCTAACATCGCAGCGAAGACTCCCACTTTCTTTAAAGTAAATCCATTCATTGCTTTATTTAATACAGCTAAAGACCCCGCGAATGGAAGAAGAGAAAGCCCCATAATAGCTAATACACCAGCTCCTCGAGTAACCATTACTCGTCTTCGTCCCAAAATCCTAAAGCCTTCAGTTAGTACATTAATCATTCCTAAGAATAATCCACTGATAGCACCACCGCCAATTGTAGCACCAGCAAGTAATCCGCCGCCAATGCCCATAAAGTTTTTCTTAATCCAATCAAATATACCGCCTGCTTTTTTAGAGGTTTTACCATTCTCACCACCCATGCCTAAAGCATCACCAATAGCTTCTAGTTTAGCGCCGATGCCCTCGAACAGCTCGGTTTGGCGAGTCATATCATCGCGCTTTGACTCAGCCATCGCTTGGTCTTGAGCCAACATTCGTCTTCTCTCGCGAATATCAAATTTTAATTTTTCTTGGCTAACGTCAGTATCTCCTAATAGAATGTTTTCGATATTGTGGAGGTGTTCTGCCGATAGTTTATCTGCCATTGAACCACTAAGAAGTGAATTGTTAGCCTGCAATAATTCATTGTGATGAGATTGTTTTTGGTGCATTTCTGCTTCAGTATCACTGCTGGACACTTTACCAAATTGAGCTAGCTCATGCTGAACCTGCGATAGGCCTTTAACTTGCTCCTCGCCTTTATCTTTTTTGAACAGCATATTACCAAAATTCTTTACACCCTTCATCGAAGCGCCGATAGCACTATTGATTGGTTTAGCTAATACACCTATCATTTGGTCTGGCAATACAGCGAATTGCGTTCTCAGCAGCGAAAGTTCTTTTAACGAAGAATCTTGTAAATTCAATTGCTTAACCGAATCTCTCATTACGGTCTGGCCTAATGCTTCTTGCATACCACCCGCAATTTCATCTCCACTTAAAGTATTACCAGATATGATTTCAAGCAATCTTGTATTATTTTCAGTAGCTTCTGATAAGCGACTTAATGATTTAGCTACTCCTTTATTACTTCCATTACCAAATGGATTAAATTTTTTAAGCTGATCTACCATATTTGGCAAAAAGTCAGTAAAAGGTTGTATAACTCCTCTCATTCCTTTCCCTAACACTGCGGCGGGGTCTTTAAAAAACTGAACCGTAGTATTATTACCAAGCGCAGATTTGACATCATCAATCTTTTGGTCAATTCGATTAATTCCTGTCGCGCCTTGAGCGACCTTTCCACCCACACCGCCACCGCCGCCATTTTTAGCAATTTTCGAAATATCTTTCGTCAATTGCGATAGCGTTTTACTATTTTTGATTATATTGTCTATATCCATTAGGCAGAGCTTCTATTTTGCTGTTCTATTTTATCGTTTTCTTCTTTAATGTGTTGAATGAGTAGGGTTGTGTAAATTTGCCTTTCCCACGGTAACATGGTTTCTAATTCTGTCAAGCTATATTTATGATGCTGCATCATAGAAAAGTTAGTTTGATAATGATTAGTTAATGAATCATGTGAAAGGCCTAGGCGAAAAAATCCTGTAGGCCGCTTAGCACTATAACATTTTCTTTACCGCATTTTACGCATGTATATCTTATTTCCTTTTTAATTTGTGGTTGCTTCTGTATAAATTCTGTTACGAGCTCTAGTTGATTGTGATTAAGCGAATCAATAAATGTAGCCAGTTCTTTCTTTGGTACGTCTTTAACATTATAGACCTTTTCGTCGTCGTATATTGTGTCAATTACTGTCGCAACAAGGCCGGTAATATCCTCCATTTCTTTGCCAGATAAACCTATTGCATCTTTAAGNGTNACTTCTTTAAGTGTCATACCGATGTTATCATTTAACTTAATATTAGTTACTGGCGGTTCCTCAGGCATTATTACGTCAACCTGAGTTAAGTCTACAATAACGTCAGTCATTCCGTCACAATCTGGATCACTGCACTTAATTTGAAATTCAACAGTTTCTCCAACACTTTTAATTCGCAATTGAAGAAATAAGAACTCCGCGTCGTATGTAGTCAACTCGTTAGGGTCGACCTTTCCAAACGTACAAGAGCTAATAATTTTTTTCAATGCTCCAATTGCTTGCGCAGTGTCCTGCGATTCTTGAGCCATCATCAATATTTTTTCTTCTTTTACAAGAAAAGGTCGATACTCAATCGTCTTACCTGTAGACGGAATAGTTGTCTCATAGGTAGGGGTTTCTAATTTAGGTAGTGCCATAATTTAATTTTTCTTTTATAATTTAGTTGTTGTTAAAATAATTTGAAGTCTAATACTTCTTTTAGACCTGATACAATAGAACTTAGTGCGCCTTCAGGTGCAAAGTCATCGTATGTCATTGTTACTTGGAGTTCTTGAACCGCGTCTGATTGATTATTGTCTAATGCAATACTATTAATTGCTGTTGGATATGCATTACTTAATTTTACGCCAAATACTACATTATTATCTTGATCTAATTGTTGAATAATAACATCAGACGTATAAGTCGTCTTATAAGAAATAGTATGATTAGTTTGGTCAAAAACTAAAGCTTGCCAATCGTCAAAAACCTTTTTCATATAATAATCATTTGTTAGCAGAAAATTAAAACTCACGTCTTCATTTACATATGAGGTTGGATATTTTACCTGATTTTTATAACCTTCTTTTGGAAATTCTAGAGTATTTATTGAGCGTCCAGGTAATGTACAGCTCCTGCAAAGCATCGCTATATCTCGTGGGTCGTTAAAGAAATCATTTAGTCCTAAATTACCAGTAAGACCTTGAAAAAGAAGTCCTTTAAAATCTTTATTGAGCAACGTAGCTGCTGGTGGGGTCATGATCACAACAAACCGATTGGTTTTTGCGATACCGCCTCTTTTACCAATAACAGCTTTTAAGTCATCAACCCGATGGCCCTGTCCGCCATTACTAGCTAATTTTTTTATTGAATCAAATAATCCCATTAGATTTGTCTCCTACTATCAGAAAATACTGCATTTTTTGATGCTCCTTTAAATTGTTCACTCGGAAAGAATAGTGCGGTTTCCCAATAATCAGCCGGAACCATTTTTATTTGGCTTTTTATTTGGCTAGGTAAATAGTGCTTAAAGCATGGTTTGAATGCGGCCAACTTAGATGCGCCCTTTAATAATTTATAACTCAATCTCAATCGAGTTGATTCGTCGTATTTTTTGTTATTTGAATACTGTAAAAGTCTTGAAAGGAGAATTGCTCTTTTTCTATAATCTAAGTAATGAAAATTTAAACCGTAAAAACCTTTTTTAGGTGCTGCGGATTCAACCATAAGAATTAGCGGAAAACGATCGTAGTATGGCAAAGTAGCTTTATGCTTAGCGTCATAAAAAAACATGAACATTCTTCCTGGCAATGGCCTCGCTTTTTTAATTGTTTCGGGGTCTCTAATCAGAGCTTGTCTATTCATCCGCATACCTTGTAATTCGTTTAAATACCAAGTGCGGGCTTTAGACGTATAGGATTCAATCTCATTATAAGATAATCCACCCTCAAACTTTTTTAATAAAGACGTTGCCATAACTCTATTTATGAGTTTAGCAAGCGTATACCAAGCGATTTAAGTGTTTTTTCTGTGAAGATTTTAAACTCCCACCCACGGGCATCACAATACTTTTCGGCCTGATTCCATTTAGAAGTATTTTTTATATAAGTCATGACCTCGTTCAAATACTTTTTTGTTTTACGAGAACCCTTTTTGGGTGGTTTTGTCTGTATTTCAGGTTTTATTTCAACCAGTATTGTTCTACCATCTTTAAATTTGACCTTAACGTCCATAAAATATCGATGCATTTTATTGTCGGTTTTACATCTATACGGAATTACAACAGTTTCAGAACCCCAACGAACTACTTCGCTATTATCTTCACACCACCTAAAGAACTGTCTTTCCCAAAGAGAACGGTACACTACATTTTTAAAATCACCTTCGTATTTTTCTGGTTTCTTAACTTTATATTTTCCGCGGTATGCCATAACATTTTTTATAAATAGAGTTATGATGGTATTTATAACGTTTAAAAGGGGTATAATCTGATGGCTGGTTGGAGTTCCCAAAGCTTCGGCTCAGATGTACTCGGGCTTGGCCAGAACAAGCAAACCTCTGTCAAACCAACTGGAGAAGGTGCAATTACTAAAGGAAATCTTTTAGGCCAAGGAGCTGACGCTCTAATACCAGACAGGACCGTAGTATCTAGAGAGGACTTAAGATATCCTCTAAATTTAAATTCTAATACTGCCCGGCCGCAGGTTCGCTTTACTTGTTTTGAACGAGAAGACATTAAAAAAAGTGGAGAAAAAATATTTAATTTAGTACGAAGAGCTACATATTTTCCATGTCCTGCTAATATCGCATTTGCTGATAATGCAGCGCTTTCTACTATTGATTTAGGAATGTTCGGTGCGGGATTGAGTGATGGATTAAATAGAACAGAAGGTAACAAAGATGCTGGTGTTGCTTCACTTGGTGGCAATTTTACTAAAAGTGGTACTATTGTTCAGGCCTTAGGTAAATTAGGAATTGCTGGAGCTAAGTTAGCAGGAGCTGAAGGGTTTGTAGATAAAGTTACATTTGCAAATCGAATCGTTGCTAATCCATTTCAAAATACTGCATTCCAAGGGTCTGGTATTCGTTCTTTTACCTTTAATTTCAAAATGATTGCAGATAGTCAAGAAGAAGCATTGGCAATTAGACATATACATCATAGATTTAGAAGATATATGTACGCCGGAAGATTAAATCAAGGTAAATCAGATTCTGCTGGTTTTTTACAATATCCTGCTATATGGGAAATTGAATTTTTAACAGGAATTAATGATAAGGGTGTTATGACAAATAAATTTTTGCCTGGTATCATGGCATGCTACCTTCAAAATTTTAATTCTACGTTCAATACTACTGCGCCTGTATGGCACGTAGATGGTGCACCACTTGAAGTCGATATATCAATGACATTCCAAGAAGCAAGAGCTCTAGAAAGAACCGATATCGATAACCTTCACAATATGATTGAAAAATATAGTACTGAAGGTGCTGATGACGACGATATGATGAATGCAAGGGGCATTAGTAATAAAGGAACATCCCGTGCCACCGCTCTTAATTATGGAGAAGGATTTGTTGAAACGGATGTCGGACTGGTCAAAGGTGGTGGTGGGGTCGACAAAGCATATAACAAGGACCAAAGAGTACTATGAGTTTTTTCAGCCAATTTCCATTTACACAATTACAAATAGGCAATCAGCCTAAAGCGATTGTTGATTTATTCCGCCACGTAGACGTTAATGACATTCTCGCTTCTGATATTGCATCGTATCGATTGATAACGGTCGGAGATGGTGAAAGACCAGACAATTTATCGCAAAGGCTATATGGTACACCAGATTATTATTGGACGTTCTTTATTATAAATGAAAGTTTAAAAGCTGGTTTAGATGATTGGCCTCAAGCCTCTTCTTCTATTGAAACAGAATTTACAAATGAGTATGATAATATTGGCGTATTTACGTTAAACCCAGTTATTAGAGATAAGATTGTTGTAGCGACGGGACAATTAGAAGAAGACAATGACCCCGAAACTAAAGAATACGAGCATATATCAAATAGCTTAGCGGGTTTAGATTTATCTTACGAAGATTTAAAAGTTTATAGAAATTTTTCCACGGCTTCAATTGTAAAATGGGACCAAGGGCTAAATCAATTATACCTAAAAGATTTTTCTAATAGAAATTTGTTCATGGGTGATGCTAAATTAGAGTTAAAGAACACTTTATTACAAACCCCCGTTTTAAATTTTCAGCAAAACGCGTTAGGAACATGGGCTAGCGAGGCACATCAAGGTACGATGTCATTTACGTTTAACGATTGGCCAATTATAGGAGAAAATTCGGAGAATGGTTATAGGGAAGGCGACGGTGCGAATCACATGGAACCGGGTCCGTTTTATAAGAATCTTATGACGGCAGAAAGAGTTGAATGGTGTGAACATTTATTTGAGTGGTTCGAAACACAAATTATTGGCCAAGCTAACCAAACTACTGTAGACGGTAATATACTAGCCTATAATAATTTACCTCTAAGAGAATTTCAAGACCAGACGAGAGATGTTTCTATTGGAAGAACTCAAGCTGCATTAAACGTTTTTAGAAATTATTTTACTCCTTGGTACGTTAACGGAAACATGAAGTGGTATGGTCTTCAGCCGTATAGACGCCAAGCCGATGGTAAAGAACATTCATTTGTTTCAGCAAGAAATGCNCCTGCATATTATTACAGACAAGGCGGTGACCCAGCAAATCTTGACGATAAAATTAATGCGCATGATATGCTAAACGGTATTCAGCGAAAACAATATCTTGACGCTGATGGCGAATACAAATACTTAACATATGGAAATGAACTTGCAGTAGAAGGTCAAGAACCAATGAATTATGTTAGTAATTATCAATCAGCAATACGTGTGAATGATGAAAAAAGTCGAATTAAAATTGTCCGGCCTGAATTAATTGAAGATTTTGTAAAAGAATTTAAACGGAAACTCAATCAAGGTCTTACTCGGGTAGGAAGTACTAATGGAATCATATCTACTGCTTCTACTGGTGGTGGTGGAGGTTTTTCATCAGGTGGTTCTGCTGGTGGCGGCGGTGGTTCTGCTGGTG